AAAATCAGTTGTATATTTACTTAAAATTTGTTTTAATCTATTTTCAATTTGCTTACCAATCATTAGTAATAATTATTTAATTTTATTAAAACTTTACTAGCAATATCTTTTATTATATCTTGATTATTTTCATTAGCTCTTTGTAATGGTTTTCTTGCTTTCATTTTTCTACTTCCTAACTCTAAAACTCTTGCATATTGCTTGTTACTATTTTCACCACTACCAAACTCCATTCTATTATAACCTTTAACAATAAAATTTACAGAATTTCTAAAAGCCCCTGTTCTCACTGCTGGAGTTTCAGATTCAGAAGAAGCTCTTTGCAATCTTGGTTTTTTTAATTTACCACCAACGCCAAAATACACTTTATAAACTCTACCAGTTTTTGGTTTTTTCATATCATCTTTTAACCATTTAACTAAATGCTTTCCCATCAAATAACCAGCCTGTCTGACATCTTGTCTAAATTGCTGTGGAATGACTGATAGAGAATGTATTTTGTCCAAACTATCTTTTTTTAAATATATTTTAAATTCTATTGGCATCTAACTCTTGTTTACCTCTTTCAATTGCTCTAAAAACAATTACTTCGTTATCTTTGTCAATATTTTCTATTGAATTAATTTTAAATCTTTTTCCCTCGTATTCTATAAATATTTGATTATTTAAATCAATATAATCTATATATCTAATATAAAACTCAATTGTAACCGCGACATCAATATTTACATTAGCAATAAAACTAGCGTTGCTTATAGTTTTAACAAAAGCCCATACTTCAGCTAAGTCGACAAACCCTATTTGAGTTTCAGCAACATTTGAAACTTGTAGCGAGTAAATTTGTATTTTAATTTTTTTATTAAAATCAGAAATACAAATCTTTTTATTATTTTTTTTTATTGACTGGCACTTCATATAAAAAATACCATATTTTCAGGAATTTTATAATTTACAAACAAATTCTCGAATTGACCTTCTTCAGCACAATCACCAGCATTTTGAAATAGATAAGTTATATAAGATAACATTGCTTGCTTTAACCCTTGTGGCACGCTATCGGCATTCTCACCATAACCAGCAACAAAATCAATATTTACTGCTTGTTCTCTATCATCTATATTTAATTCATGATTATTGTTAACAATCAAAAAAGAATAGTCATTTGATTGAGTAATATAATATTTATCAATTGGCAAGGTTTGCAAAATTGAATTACTATAATATTTAATCGATGTTATTGATTGCAATTTTGATTTTTCTATTTCTAATTTCTTTGGCATACAATTTAGTAATGCTCTATAAGTTTTATTAATCAAATCCCTGCCTGTTACTTGCTCGCAATACTCTCTTGCAACTTTGATAAGATTATTCAACTGGTTATCAAAACTGCTATTGCCATCAAGTCTTAAATGTGTTTTTACTTCATTCAAAGTCAATGGCTCAATATTAGCAGATGTTATCAATATATATTCAATGCTACTCACCTTTATTCTTCTTTTTTTTATTTTCTTTTACTTTTAAATCTTGTGTCTCTAATTCAACAATATTTGCTTCAATATTATTCTCACTAGTATCTAGGTTATTTAAATCTTGTGTCTCTAAAATCTCCTCTTTTACTTGTATTGCAAAACAATTGGCAATAAAGTAATCAGCCAATTCATCATAAATAGAATAAGATTTATTTTCTAAATATTGCATATAATTTTCACTATCTTTGCTAATTTTTGCAAATCTAGTTTTCATCATTTGAATTTTTTTCATATTAATATGTAAAATTATAATAACAAGAAGAGAGTATTCTCTTCTTGTTATTAAGTTATTATAATTTATAACACAGGAGCATTAGCAGGGTGACCTAATATTGCTTGAATTGAAGCATTAAGTCCGCTAGTAACACCAGAAGATACAAGAGAAGCTTTTACAAAAGGCTTGCAACCAACATATCCAATGGTTTTGTTAGTGTTAGCAGTTGAAATTGAAGCATTTGCTTCAGTGCCGATTAAAAAATAATCATCTACATCTGCAAAGCTTACTCCATCATCAGAATGTTGAATTAATGGAGTAATAGTGCCATCAGTTCTTGCATTAACATTAATAATAAATGTTAAACTACTAAAACCTTGGGTAGTGATTACATTTCCTGCGGTAGTTGTATTGCTTGCTATATTTGAACTAGCTAAAGCCAATACTGGCTTTATATAACTTTTTAAGTCTTGCATTTTTATTTTCCTTATTAGATGAATATTTAGTTTTGTCCGATTTTTAATTTAACAAAACGATTTTCTCTCACTATACCACCAGCAGTAGATTTACTAAATAGTAGCACTTGAGAATTTAAATGTTGCCCCTGACTATTTTGCGGAGTTGGATCGATTTTAATATTAAAATCTTCATGATCTCCCAATATATAATTTGAAAAATCTCCGTATATAATTGGCACATTACCAGCAACAGCATCAGGCATTTCATTCACAATGTAATATCTTTTGCCTAACAGAGTTCCTTGTGCTAAGTCTATTGAAGAATTTACATTAGGTGTTGCCAATCCATAATAAGAGCCGAATATCAATCTTCCAGCCTCGTCTTTTAGATTTTCAATTTGACTTAAAGTTGATTGATTAAAAATAAATACCCCATTGTTTGGATTTATATCAGTGGCATAATTTTTTAATGCGGTCAAATTTTTATATGAGATAACGGGATCGTTGCTACCAGTTAAAACAACTTGATTGACTAAACTAGAAGTTAACAATCCTTCATATTGTCCAGCAGAATCGCCTTTACCATACAAAATATAAGCATTTTCTAAATTTTTATAAAACTCCACTACTTGTTGTCTCACACTTGACATAATATCAAAACCATTTTTAGCACTAAGCATATGGTTATTTAATGTTATCTTTACAGGAGTAGTAACAGCTTCAAATTTTTTCTCTTTATAAGATATTTCTTTTTCTTTAAAAACAACGCCATTTTCAGCAGTTATCTCAATAGTCATTGGCACTGCAATTGGTTGATATAATGTTAAAGTTGGCATTATTTCAGTGGTTACTAAATTCCTTAGAGAAGCAGAGACTTTTAGATCGTAAATGATATTATTAACGAATCCTCTTGGCAAAGTAATTCCGCCACTGGATGCAATATCAGATCTAATATTTTTTATCTCAAAATTTTCATTAGTATTATCAATAGCAGAATAACTATCAATACTTCTTGCTTTTGAAGAAGATTTAATAGCAGAGCCAAGCTTTTCTAAAAATTTTGCTTCTGGATTAATTTCTGTAGAAGCAGTAGTTGTAGGCAATCTTTTTAATTCAACAATTTCTTTTTCTAATAAAGATTGTTTTTCTTCAAAAGATTTTTGTTGGATTGTCATTTTTTCTTCGAACTCTGATCTAATTTTGGAAATTTCTTCAGTTTTTTTTAGTTCAAGACTCGCTACCGCATTGACTTGATCGTTAATTGTTTGTAAAGTTATTTCAGACATATTATTTTTTGATTAAATTATTAAGATTATTTAAAATCTCGTCCATTATTTTTTCATCAGCCTCTCGCTGTTTTTTCACCTCAACCTCTCGTTGATGAATTTCTTTTAATTTAGCAATAATTAATTTTGCATCATCATTACTAAACTTTGTTTTTAAAACTTTTTCTAAACTTCTAATATCGTTAACATCTTGTAAATTCAAATCTTGTTTTTTTTCCATTTTTAACGGAGAGATTAAGGTTTCATCATTAAATTCCTGCGCCATTCTTTCATATAAGTTGTTAACAATAGTTACAATCAACTCTCTTTCGCTATCAGGAATATCAAGGCCACCTCTTGCACCTTGTAAAGCACCAGCAATTGCAAAAATTGCCCTTGGAACTATCATAGGTTCATCGTCAATAATATCAACGAAAGGCAACTTATATCCAGTGAGGTTATCTTCTTGCTGGTCATCATAGTATAAAAAATAATCTTCATAATCATCGCTTGGTTTTTCCATTGAATCAGTGTATTCTCTAATTCTATTCACAGCTTCATCAGAGTTCCATTCGTAATCTCTACTAGCAAAAGGCAATTCAGTATCTCCACTAACAGATTTAAAATAAGATATTTGGGCCATTTCATTCATTGGCAGTGATACAAAAGAAATTTCAAATAATCTCAATTTTTCTAATAATCTTGCTCCGCTTTTTTTATCAAAACTTGCCTTTATAACATTATAACCAATGGAAAAACTATCAAGTGATCCCACTTTAATTTGTGGCATAATCTTTTTTCCAACTCTATCGTCTTCTATTGGTAATTCAGCTTTAAAATATAAACCTCGTTCATCCTCGTATAATTCAGTTATATTGCCAATCGGTGCTTCATCTTGCTTATGAGCCAATAAAAGTTTTGGCTTTCTTTTTGCAATTGATTCAGTAAATGCACCTTTCATTACAATATCATTACCTAAATCAGCATTGCCAAAAGTTGAAGCATAGCCTTCAACTATAAACATTCCATCCCTAACATTATCGACACCAGTTTCGTCTTTTTTTATTTTTAAAGGCAACTCTTTATATTCTATTGCTTTCGTAGGAAATTTTTTTATTTTTCTTTTCATTTGTTGTTTACTTAGTTTTGATAATTTTCTTAATGCAAGGGCCCAATTAACCCCTTCATTTCCACCCCATAACAACCAGGCAATAGTTCCAGCAGTGTCGCCACCATCTGGTTCTTTTTTATCAGGTTGATAATTTTGTCTATGGCGATTAAATTGAGCCATTCTTTTAATTGTGTCTTCACTCAAATTGACACCATTAGATATATCTCTTGCCCTTGCGACACCAACAAGAGTTCCGCCTCTTTTATATTTTCTTCTTAATTCTAAGCCTAACTTTGCATTTTGTTGTGCTTTTATCGGCGCTACTGGCATAATTATTTTTTTTCTATTAATGTTTGACAACGACATCCCGCTGTTTGAGATAAACTTGCATTATAATCTCTCGGATATAATAATTTTTCACCACCAACTAAAAAAAACCCATTTAAGTCAACTTCCTGGCCGTCGGATTTAAAATGGTCCTCTCTTGTTTTATTATCAAGAATTGCGACCCATTTTTTTACATAGACATTATTTGGATTTAATTTTGCTGTCAATAAAGCATCTTGATAGCTTGTAAAAGATTGAGTCGCACCAACAATGTCCTCACTTATTAAATTAGCCCTATTTTCAGCTTGTTTTAATAAATTTTGTTTTATATTTTTTGCAATTGCTTGTCTTGTAAGAATTTCATTTTTTTTTGCAATTAATCTTTTTCTTATATTTTCATCAAGCGTTTTATTAATTTCTTGCTGTATTTTATCAGCTTGCAAAATTGCATTTCTTTCCTCTATTGCTACTGCTGACGCTATTGCACCTTTATTCGTGTCGGTTATATATTTTGCTTTAACTTCACTTTGATTAGCGATAAATAAAACTATGGCAGTATCAAATTCACTATTTGCTTGCCTTTCTTCTTCTTGTGTAACTTGTGATGATGCTTTTTCTTCAATTTTGTTATTTACTTCAAAATGAGAAAAAACATTAGCTGTATCTCGCATTATTATTCTTATTAGACTAATAAAATCAGATTGGTAATTTTCAGCTAAATCATCATATAAGTTATTGCTATTTATATATAAACTTACTACATCATTTGCAATAGTTGTAAAAAGCTTTTTTATTTTTGGTTTATGTTTAGCTTCTAATTCTAATTTCGCTAAATCTATCTTTTTAATTATGGAAAAGTCTGTCGGCATTATGTTTTATTTCATCATCATTATAAAGCCTTTCACCATTAGCCAACTTAATTTCTTTCATTTTATTAATAAAAAAACTTTTTTGACTAGTTTGCCTATTATCAGTTGTAAAGTTATCGTTTCCAACTGCCACTAAATTTTGTGGTTGATAGAATATGTCGCCACCATTAGAATCCTCTTTGCCAATTTCTGCCCTGGCTTCATTTCTTGTAATTAAATTATTAGAATAAACTTTTATTGTATCATCAACTAACCTTTGTTTTAACGGCCTAATTTGAGAAATATCAATTGTAAATTCAAGTTGGTTATTTCTATCAAATAAAGGCATTAAGTTATTATTTAAAAAACAAATATAATTATCTAATAAAGGCAAAATTGCATTATCGTAAAAAATAGGGATTGAGCTTTCAAGATTAGATAAAGTCATATTTTCAGCAACAACGAGAGCTAATGGAATTTTTAAACATTTTTCAATTGCTATCTCGCAGTCTCGTTTTAGATTTTTAAAATCTAAGTCCTGCATAGAGATACTAGCGTCTTTTATATCAATATCGTGAGGAATAACTAAATTAGTTCCAGTTGCTTGACTACCAGAATGTTTTTTAAAAATATCTCGTAGTTGAGAAATAGCATTAGCAGTCATTTGTCCTTTTATTGCGATAATCTTAGACGGCTTGCATTGATTTCTTAAAAGAGAGTTATTATGGATAGAAGCTTCTAAATATTGGTTCATTTCTAGTTGAGCGCCAAGTAAAAAAGAAGACCCTTTGATATCTCTTTGCTTTATCTTAGAATTTCTCAAATGAATAATTTGATTGCCAATTTTATCGATAAATTTATTATCTGCGGTTCTTGAATAGGTTCTGCCACCATTATATATATAAGTAGCTGGAAAGTTATCTTGTAAATTGTTAGTAATTGCAATATCAGTGTCACTAATAATAGTTAATTCAGTTGTATTGCCTACTTTATTAATATTTATATAAGCATTACCAGTAACTAAATATTCGCGCAAAAACTCTTTTAAAAAAGTTTTCCCATCAGTAAAAGGATTTGGTTTTTTTAAAAGTTCTAATACTGAATGATCCACTAATTCATTTTGCAATTTATCTTTTACAGATAAATTAATACTAGCACAGGTATCAACAACAAGATTAATCGCATTGAATACAGGACAGCATTCTTGATAAAATTTATAAAATATTTCACTATCGGTGCCGTATATTGATTTATAAGTATTATCAATGTCTTGATGCTCTATTTTGCAATATTGTTTTTTAAAAAAGTTAAACAAATTAATTTATTTAGATTGTTCTTTAGAAAGAATATAAAGAAAATTGATACTAATTTTCAATTTATTTTTTGAATATGAGAAAAAAAATAATTGTCAAGCAATAAATTAAAAAATTAGACATAAAAAGGTTCAAAGTAATTTGCACTATTTATATTAGCAAAAATATAATCATTTAAAGCGTATCTTAAAGCATCAATATAATCATTATCTTTGTCAATGATTTGTGGTAAAATTTCATTACTTATTCTATCTATCTTATAAGAATAACTATTGATATTTTCAATTAATTTTTCACATCTACGATGAATAATAATTTTTTTAAAATTTTTTAAATATGTTATACCAGCCTCAATGCTACCAGCCCCCTTTTGGCAAGGCTTAATATGATAGCCAAAAGTTTTTATATCAGCAATTAATTCTGGCCTTGCGGAGTCGCCATAAATTATATAATTTTTTGCATAAGGAATTTTATTAAGTATATATTTTTCAATTTCTCTAGGCAAAATTCCAACTCCACCAGCTTCGTAATCAATATATAAGCATTCATTCAAAATAAAGCACCTTATAAATGCTGTAGGATCTTGACTAAAACCAAAATCAAGTCCATAGAAAAATCTATTTTCAAAAATATATTCAGGATCGGGAGTTTCAAAATTTTCTATGTGATAATGGCCTGCAAATACGATTGCATCATTTCTTTTAATTACATCTCCTAACCAAATATTGTTATATTTTTCAGGATTATATTTTTTATCTCTTTTTATTTCATTTAAAAGAGCCGTATCTTTTATCCAAGGATTATCATAATAATTAATTTTAATTGCTAGCGTATCATCCATTTTTTTCACAATAAATCTATCGTAAACTGGATCATCGGCAAGCATAGGATTAAAACTAAAAATAATTTTAGATCCTTTATTTCTAATTGTAGGAGTTAAACAATCAAGACTTCTATTACTTACTCTTTGAGCTTCTTCAACCCAACAAATATCAATTCCTTGTAATGATTTAATTTGGTCTGGATCGTTGGCAATTCCTTTAAAAATAAACTCGCTTCCGTTTTTCGATTTTATGGTTGATTCTGTGATAGTAAAATTTTCAGTAAAATTATATTTTTCAATTACATCTTTTAAAATCTTATGCACCGAATCTCTGATCGAAGTTTGATACTCACGAGCACATAATATTCTTATTTTGCTTTGCATTGAAAGCATTATTAATACTCTTCCAATATTTTCAGATTTACCTCCGCCCCTTCCGCCATAAAGCACTAAGTAGCGGAATTTACTATTTTGGTCTTTTAATTCTTTTACAAAAGGAAGTAATTTTTTAGGAATGCTAATTTGTGTTTCAGTAGAATTTTCTATCATTTTTTAATTTAAAAAGCCAATTGATAATAATTATCATTTTATTTTTAATAGCGTCCGTCGGAGCAATGTTGCCTCAACCCTTTATTTTGCTTAATGGAGATTTTTATATACTTTTGATAACTATTATCATTTTATATAAAATCTGGGTCATTTTCATCAAAACCATTTTCAAAAACAACTTTTACTAGTTGAATTTCTTGCTTAATAGGGCCACCATCTTCGCCAGTGATTTCATTTCGCAAGCTAAATTCATCTTTGCCCTTTCTTTCAGCATACCAACGGCAAGTCGGTAAATCGCCCATATTTATTGCTTTATTTATTTGTAAAACACTCTTGATATAAGGTTTTGAGCGCAGCCATTCAACTTTGTCAGCAAACTTAGGGTTGACTTTTAAATAAGAATAATAAGTTTCTCTTGAAATTTCAGCCATTCCACAAGCGTGAGTTACATTAAAACCTTGAGCGAAGGCATCTTCAAGTTTTTTGACAGTCTCTGGAGTCATTAAAGTAGGTCTCCCGTCTTTTTTATGTAAGTGTTTTGGTTTTTTTTTAGTCATTTGATTTATTTAAAAAGTCATTTAATGGATAAAAAACTAGTGAATTTCTGTAACCTTTTGCAAATTTTTCTATAATTGGGGTCACTCCGTGTAGAGATTTCCAAGCTGGATAAACTAAAATAGAATTATCGCACTGGTCAAAAGTTGCGTTATAATCAGGCACATTTAAGTTTCCGCCTTCGCTATTAAGTCTTTTAGTGATTATAACATTTACAGTATTTTTTATGTTTGGTTTATCAATATGATAATCTGCATTGATATTATAATTACTAATTGAGCTTGTAAAAAGTTTTCCAAATTTCCATTTATCATCTACATTTTTAAATATCTCTAATTGGGTTTTATATTGATTAGGCATTATATCTGCTATCATATTTTCTGCTTCATTAACTAACATTAGCATTGATTTTATAAAATTTTGAGCGGTTTTACAATTATGAACACTTGATATTGTAGGGTAAGGTCTTCTTGCTAGTGGCTTAGGTCGAACCGAACCTATTATAGTTGAAAATTGTGAAACGACATCCATATCAGCCATACTTTTGCCATTTTTGTCATAACCTCTTGCTTGCAATCTACTCATACGAACTTTGGGAACTCTATCGCTTCTTAATTCATAATTCGCTAAATCTGCAATTTTAGCCATTCTTTCAGGTATTTTTTTAATAAAAAACCCTATCGGCTCGCCATTTTCTAATAATAAAACATCTTCTGTTACATTAGGTTTTGTTGCAGGACATTTATCGCCAATTTTAAAATTATGTGATATTTTAATTAATTCTATTTTTTGCATATTAAATTTATTGCTTTTTAGATAAATAATATAAAAATATTTTTTTTATTAAAACGAATTTTTTATTTTTATATGATAGCATACGATTTTGATGGAGTGCTATGCCAAAAACCTCCAGCAGATATTACTAAAAGTTTTAAAAAATTATCATTATTTAATAAGATAATCTTGCCAATTTTATTTTCAATGAATTTTAAAAATCCTGTTCTTTTTTCTCCCCAAGAATTTATAATTGGTTTATTTAAAATTAAATCTTTATGAAATATGCGATAATAAATCATTTACAATTTCTCTTTTTCTGCTTTTAATTTATCAAATAAATACTTGCCAATATCTAATTCTTTGCCTTTCCAAAACTTTATTAACTCGTAAGCTTCATCAAATAAATCTTTATCAAATTCAATTAAAATACCCTTCTTCACCCCATATTGCATTTCTTCTAATTTTTGGTCTTGATCTTCCTCATCTAATATTGATAAATCTGGTAAATTTTCCATACTAGGCACTTCTAACCCCCATTCAGTCAACTCAAAATCATTAAATTGGTTTTCTAAAATATCAAAATCCCACTTACCAGCTGTATTTGCATTAGCCCTAACCAAAATTTCTTCTTCTTGCTTCTCTGTTAAATTACGATCTGGAAGCATTACTTCAATTTCAGTTTCACCCATTTCTTTTAGTTTTAAATATCTCGCATGTCCGCTAAGAATAGTTCCATCCAGATTAATTACAATCGGTTGAAAAAATCCCACTGATTTAATAGAATTTTCTAAATCTTTCATTCCTTTTTCAGTAAAAATTCTAGGGTTTTTTTCGTGCAACTTTAAGTCATTAATACTCTTTTTTTGGGCCGTCCATTTTATATTTTTCGCATTCATAAGTTTATTAGTTATAATTAATTACAAACAATTAATAATTTGTCTAACTAAATATAAATTGTCAAGTTTTTTTTTAAAAATAATATTATCTTTTTTATAAATAAATACTTGACATTTAAAAATTAATTATTTAGAATAAAAACACGCCACAATAAACTCTTTTATTAATCAAACTTTTAAAATTATGAAAATACTTATATTTGTTTTTATTTTAACTGCTCCAATAATTTTGGAAAATACAACTTACGGACTTACAAATGATATTATTTGCAATGAAAATGGCTGTAAATGTAGAGTTGGTGGGAATTGTTAGGATATTCACTCTAAATCGCTACACGAAAGTTAAATTATGATTAAT